TGCCATATCTATAATTATAGTGTTATGATTATTTCTTATAAATACCTAAAAATAAAAAATCCCGACATTGCCGGGATTAATATAATTATCGGTAATTTTATTATGAACCACATCCAAAACATTCAAATTCTGAATCTGTTGGTTTTACTGTAGGTTCAACAAGATTCACTTTTGGTTTCTCTTGTTTAACTGTTGATTGATTAACTTTCGAAATATCCACCGCTAAGTGTTTTGCTCCGGTTGATATTGCTTTAGTCCTAACATAATAACAAAGAGTTTTTAATCCTTTACCCCATGAATGGAAGTGTGATGATGAAATTTTTGATAATGTTGGTTCTGACATATAGATATTCATTGATTGTGATTGGTCAATAAATGGTGCTCTGTCAGCCGCCATATCAATAAGTTCTCTTTGAGATATTTCCCAAATTGTTTTGTATTTTGGAATTAAATGTTCAATTCTTTTAACTTTCTTGTTGTAATTTTTGTCTTCTTGGTCAAGATAATTATTAAAGTTAATGTTTTGAACCGAACCTTCATTCATAATGATTTCATTTTTCAAATCTTCAGACCAAATACCAATTTTTTCAAAATCATTAATTAAGTATTTGTTAACAATTAAGATTTCCCCTCCAACCACACGACGATTAAATAAAGCCGAGTGAGCCGGTTCTGTCATTTCAAATGAACCTGTAATCTTAGCTGAAGACGCAACTGGCATCTGAGCCGTGAATAACGAGTTACAAACCCCGTGGTTGGACACTTCTAATTTAAGTGAATCCCAATCCCACATTCTACCTAATCCTTCATAATCTAATCCCCACATATCAAATTGAAAAATTCCTTTTGACATTGGTGAACCATTAAAAAATTCGTATGGTTTGTATTCACCTGATTTACATAATTCCATACTCTCGGTGATTGCCGCGAAGTAGATAGTTTCAAAGATTTGTTTATTAAGTTTTTTTGCCTCTTCAGTTGTGAAGATATAATCCATTAAAAAGAATACGTCAGCAAGACCTTGTGTTCCAATAGCAATTGCTCTTTGTTCTAAACCACCTTTTCTACCTTGTTCAGTTGAGTAACTATTAATATCAACAACTTTGTTAAGTGCTCTCACAACTTTTCTAACTTCACTGTAAAGTAATTTAAAATCAAACTCACCTTTAATGATAAAGTTTTTTAATACCATTGATGATAATGTACAGATTGCTGTGGTGTTCTCATCAGTATATTGGTAAATCTCATTACATAAGTTAGATTGTTTAATAACCCCAATGTTTTGATGATTTGTTTTTCTATTAGCGCTATCCTTAGAACATAAATAAGGAACTCCCGTTTCAACTTGAGATTCAATAATTTTGTTCCAAATTGTTTGAGCTTTAACTTTCTTACCTAAACCAAGTTCAACGGCTTTGTTATAATTCGATTCATACTCATCACCATAAGTTTCTTGTAATGGTTTAATTCCCGCCTTTTTAATATCATTAGGACAGAACAAATACCAATCATCGTTGTTCTTAACCGCATTCATAAAGTTGTCCGGTAACCAAATTGAAGTAAATAAATCTTTTGCTCTCAACTCTTCGGCCCCCGTATTCTTTTTGATTTCAAGTAAGTCAATAATGTCTTTATGCCAAGGTTCAATGTAGATAGCAGCACTACCCGGTCTTCTTCCTTGTTGATTAAAGAACCTTAATCCTTCATTAACAATTTTTAAGTATTTTAGTAAACCACCAGCAAATCCACCTGATGAATTAATACGACTCTCTTTACTACGAATGTTTGACATACATAATCCAATACCCGCAGCATCAGATGAATAAGTTGAAATATCATTGAATGTTTGTAATAAACCTTCTCTTGAATCCCCGTTATTGTATTTCAATACACAAGATGCTAATTGAGGTGTCTTAGTTCCCGCATTAATCATAATTGGTGTTGCAGGAGAAATAAGTTGATTTGACAATGATTGGTAATACTCAACCGCTTGTTCAAATGATTTAGTAACCCATAGAGCAACTCTCATATACATATGTTGAGGTCTTTCAATTACTTTACCTTCAGGATTTTTTAACAAATACATTTCTTGTAATGATTTCCACGCAAAATAATCAAAATTGTAATCATTCTCGTGGTTTATTACAGAATCAATATTTTCAGGACCATAAAGTTCAATAGTTTCCATTAACTTATCATTAATGATACCATCAACGTGTAAGGTGTGCATTGTGTTACAAAAACTTTCGTCAGTTTCTTTATGATACGCTGAAATAGCAACAGATGACGCTAGTCTTGAATAATCGTGATGACTACCTGTATAAGACGCAGCGATTTCGTATACTAATTTATCTAACTCTTTAGTTGTAATAAACCCTTCAGTTGGTACTGAAGTAATTACTTTAATAAAAATCTCGTCTGAATTAACATTTAACCCTTTGGCCGCTCGTTTAACTCTATTGTAAATTTTTTGAGGGTTAAATGAAACTTCATCTCCCCCTCTTTTTTTAATCTTTAATGACATCATATGTTTTTAATTAGAACTCATCTGTGAATGTTAACGACTCACCTAATTTAGCTTTTTGGTACTCCATAGTTCTTGATTCAAAAAAGTTACCTTTTGTTTCAACAGCAATTTGTTCCATAAATTTAAATGGTTGGTCAACATTAAAATGTTTTTTACAACCAAATTTAACCAATAACCCATCAGTTACAAATTCCAAATATTGTTTCATCAAATTTGAATTCATACCGATTAAAGATACAGGTAAAGACTCTGTAATAAACTCTTTTTCAATCTCTAATGCAGATAATAATATTTCTTTAATTCTTTTCTCACTTGGTTTGTTTTCAACATGATTATTAATCAAATGAATAGCAAAATCACAATGTAAGTTCTCATCTTTAAAGATTAATGAGTTAGCATTACATAATCCTTGCATAATTCCTCTTGATTTCATCCAAAAGATTGAACAGAATGAACCTGAGAAGAATATACCTTCAACTGCCGCGAATGCAACTAATCTTTCTTGGAATGAAGCATTCTCAATCCAATCAAGAGCCCATTTAGCTTTCTTTTGAACTGCCGGTAATCGGTCAATTGCGTGGAAACATTCGTCTTTTTCTTTATCATCAGACACATAAGTGTCAATTAATAATGAATACATTAACGAGTGGATGTTCTCCATCATAATTTGGAATCCGTAAAAGAACTTCGCTTCAGCGTACTGAACCTCTTTTAAGAAATTCTCGGCTAAGTTCTCATTTACAATACCATCAGACGCAGCAAAAAACGCCAATATATTTTTAAGGAAGTATCTCTCATTATCAGATAGATTTTCCCAATCTCTAATATCGTTAGATAAATCCACTTCTTCCGCGGTCCAAAACGCCGCTTGATGTTGTTTATAAAATTCCCATATATCATTATGTTCGATAGGGAATATGACAAATCTGTCATTATTTGGTTCTAAAATTTTTTCCTTCATGTTTTAAATTAAATTTGTTGTTGACTCTGTTCTCTTTGTTTTCTTTTTTCTAATAGTTCTTTAACCCTATCTCTTTTTCTATCTTCTTGTTGTTCCTCGAATCCTAAGAATGTTACTGAACTTTCAGTATCAATCTCAAGTAATTCATTATTGAATTTACAATTCTCAAAAACAACCCCATCCTGACCTAAACGACTTTTAGTAATCGCAATAGTTGCAAGACCCATTTCTTTTTGTTGTAATGTTTTAGCCACGGAAATAATTACGTGACCAACTTGTGCCTTTTTAATTGACCCACCCATCTGGTCTGTAGTTACAACTTCTGATGAAATTGAAGCTCTGTTACCTTGTGTTGCCGTCCAACCAACTAAATCAAGTTCATGACACATCGCCTCAAACCCTCTCATTACAGACCCTTCAGCTTTCCATTCATCTTTACTACTTGATTCCGGTAATACACAATCAATATAGTCTAATAAAACCATATCAAGTTTAACACCATCCGCAATCATCTTTCTAACCTGATTCTTAATTTGACTCATAGTCATCGTGTCCGATGCTAACTTTTTCAAAACCAATCGATTTTGCATTGTCTCTTTAATTTCAGTAATTTTACTCATTACCTCTTCTTTATTTTGAACCAAATTATCCGGTTCAATACCAGTCCACATTGTGAAGTGTTTTCTTTGAATAATCTTTGGATTATCCTCAAAAAATATTTGAAGAACATTGTACCCAAGATTAAACGCGGTATTTGAAATTTTAGATAAGATAGTTGTCTTACCAACACCGGTTGGTGCTAATATTACTCCAATCTCACCTTTAGCTAATCCACCTTTAAGTAATTTATCAATCCCCTTAATTCCCATTGGAATTGGGTGACGATAGTCCTCATCAAGTACGGTGTCTAAATTAGCGAAGATATCCGTTTGACCTTTATCTATCTCCCCAACCTGTAACGCCTCTCTTACAAGTCCTTCTACCTTATCGTAAGATTCGAAATCCCCTTGAGTAATAATCTTTTGAGCTTTGTCCATCGCCTTTTGAAGTTCTTGTTGTTTACAGAACTTCAAGGCCTTCTCCTGAACGAAAGTAGTTCCTTCAAATGGAGCCTCTTTAACTTGAGTTAATGTGTCCAAAACAATCTTGGCAACCATCTCTTGGGAGATTTCAGACTTAACTATCTGCTCAAGAGTATCGAAATTAGGAGTAGATTCATATTTCTTGTGATACTCCTTTGTCATCTGTAAAATGATTTTAAAGTACTTGTTGTCGAAATAGATTGGCTCAATAACATCCATAATTGAAGATGAAAAGTCCTTATCTAATATAATCTGATTCAGTAATTGTAATTGAAATGTGTTCCCTAAATAATCGAAATTTTTGTTCATAAATTGTTTTAAAAGTTACCCTTGTATTATTAAATACTTACTTACTTAAGTCAAGTTCCAAATAATTGTAACTTAATTTTTTATCTGAAAAAATGTCAGTCAATCCTCGAAGAGTTTCCTTCAGGAAAGGTCTTACATCGACAGTATAACGAACTTTTGGCGGATAAAATTTTCCATCAAAAATTCTATGACAAATTGTCTGTTCCCCTAATTTGATAATAATGTTAAACATTTCAGGTCCATCAGTGAACGATGTGTCCATAATACTTGGGTCGTGAATGATAGAATCTTTATTGTCCATCATATAGACTAAAGTCTTCATTTTCAAGTATTCTTGAAGTTCTTCTTTGAATTCTGCAAGGAATTCATATAGTTCAACCGAACTTTTTGCTTTTGGGTTGAACCCTCTTACGTTAAAGAATCTTTGGACTACGATGTTATCGTTTAATGTCAATAAAAATTCCATCTTAGTGCTTTCTTGCTCTCTCATAAATTTAATTTTTGTTTGTGTTTCGTTTTTCTTTTCTTGTTAATTTCATGAATGGTCTTAGGAAGTTTACCCAAGCTTCATCGTTTTTTGGAAGATATTTGAAGAGTCCATCTTCCATCATAAGTCTCATTAAATTTTTATATCCCCTATCTGTTGGGTCAATAGTGTCTGTGATAATTTGGTCAACTAATTCTTTTCCATCGTCTGTTATTAAAGGGTTAGATAAATTAACTATTTTTTCGTTTGTAGTATAAAACTCTTCACCAAGTATACCATTTTTACTTTTGCCGGTCAAAATATTTTCCAATACTTTTGATTTTTTTACTTGCGTGAGAATCCCAGCATTAACCCTTATTTCGTTAATAGTGCATGGTTTAACCAGCATATCCGGGAATAATTTAACCAAAGTTTTTTCACCTAAACCTTCAATTCCACTAATATTATCTGAACTATCTCCGGTGAGAATCTTACAAAGTAATACATTATAATGTGGTATCTGAACTTTATTTATGGTAATCATATCACCCTGTTTAAAGTATTGTTTTGCGTTTGGCGAGTAAATGGTTACCTTATCCGAAATAAGTTGTGTAAGGTCTTTATCTGATGAAAAAATGGTAATCTCTTCATTAGTTGCTCTCAGACAATAATAAGCAATCAAGTCATCCGCCTCATTATTAATCATCTCAACTTGTCTAACAAAGACTTCCTCAAGATATTCTTTAATACGAGCGTTTTGTTGTAGATATGATTCGTACTTAAACTCATTCATATCTTGTTTTCTATTTCCTTTATATTGTGGATAAAGTTCTTTCCGAGTGGATGAACTATGTTCGGCATCCCAGAACACAACTACCTTATCGTAGTTATGTTCCTCAAGGAATTTCCGAATTGTATTTATAAAGTGGTAAATAGCCCCTAAGTGACTTCCGTCACTATAGAGGTCTTTTACTCCGTGGAATCCAATCTTCATTAAGTTGGACCCATCTACTAATAATGTTTTAATCACATTGGTGATTTAGAGGTGAATAATATTTTAAAATTCTCTTTCTTCTTTTTCTTCTTTTAGGTCGAAGTCACCATCAGTTCCGATGATATCCTTCCAATATTCTGCGTATTCTTTTTTATATTTTTCAATATTAATTTTTTCTTCCGCACTATCTTTACCCGCAATGAATCCGTGTGGTGTTACAATAATTTTTCCATCATCATAACCTAATCCGTTGATGTGATTCTTCATTACCGAAACTTTTGTTCTTGAAGCAAACTTAATAGTTCGTTTATCTTTAGTTGCAGTAATCTTAGTTGTTCCAGCGCCTTTTTGGTTACCAAATAAATAAACCAATGATGAGTTTAACCAAATCGCCTCTCCACCTTTAGCTTTAATCTTCGGTTGTCCAAAAGGATTATCCGGTAATTCAACCCATGGTTGATTAACAATAATCAAAGTGTTTTCGTATTTTGAATCAGACTTACGAGAACCCGAAATTCTTTGGTTAATACCCATTCCAATCTTATCTGCTAATGCGGATGCATTGTGTTGTTTACCACCTTTACCTTCATAAGTCATTTTACAAGGTACAGAACCTACTGAATCCCACATAAAACATAAACTATAATCTAAGTTTCCTTTTTCTTGTTCGTCTAATAAATTATTAATGTAATCAGTAATTTGTTCGATATAATTAAAGTTATTATTAAAGATGTAAAATCCATCCCAATCTAATTCACCTGTTTCTTCATCAACAACTTCCTGACAATCAAACCCCATTAACTTAGCGTGTTCAAACGACCATTTTTGTTCGGTAATAATAAAGACAGGTAAAATACCTTTTTTTTGTGCATCAACAGCAGTTTTTACAAGTGCTGTTGTTTTACCCGTATCCGAGTGACCCAAGAACATATTAAGATGTCCAATCGCAGGTCCGGGTAATCCAACCGCATCCAAGAAGTCCGGACCTAAGTCAAAAAATCTTTGTGGTTTGTATTTTGCCGATACCGAGAATTTATCTTTAATTGATTTGAAATCGTTTTTCTTAATCGCCATTTTCTATTTTTTTTATGTGTGGTAATTTGTTTGTTTTATTTCTATTGTATTTTGAAGAATCTTCACCATATAGTACATCAATTTCTTCTTCATGAAAAGTAATCAATCGACTACTGATTACACCTTCTTCATTAGCCCCTTCGTCCAACATTCCAAATAAAACACTATCACCAATTTCTTTACTTCTCCCTGAGAAGTATGTTTTATCTTTTAGTTGACTTAGAATTTCATAAGACAACATTTTATTGTCCCTTAATTGTAAATCAATTTCTTCTTTAAATGTCATATGATAATATTATAAAACTTGGACACTTAGTTAGACAAAATGTCCAAGTTTGATTGTTTTATTTTAGAAAGGTAAATCCTCGTCCGGGAAGTCGTTTGCTTGAGGGTCAACCGGTGCTGAACTTTGAGATTTTCCACCACCAAATGATTCCGTATTAACTGAATCACTTTCGTAAGCGTATCCACCTTTTTCCGAATCCCATCTTGGTGTTTCTCCACGAGCAATTGCCTCAAGATATTCAACAGGTTTTTTAGAATAAACATCTAACCAAGTTAATTCGTCAGTAATCCAAGCGTTTGCTTGAGCCGGGTCAGTATGTACCGGACCTTGGTCTTCGTACATAATTGTAGATACTGCAGTATATTCTTTACCATTTGGAGCCTTTGTTTTATTTAATTCAATGATTAAATCTCTACCGATATTAGCATCAGTAATATCTCCTTTGTTTCTCCAAATTGGAATGATTTTATCTAAGATACCATCATTTTTGTAGTTGTGTTTGAATCTCCAAAATTTTGGTCCGTCTTCTTCCTTATCTCTATCTATAACTTTTACGATATAGAATTTACGAGAACGATACTGAGCAGCCAATTGTTTGTCTGATTCTTTTCCGGTTGAGATTAACTCTTCATAAACCTCATTTAAAGGTGAACGTTCGTTATCGTTTTTTCCCGGGTCATAAAATTTTTGCCATTGTCCTCCTACTTGTATCTCATGATACCAAGCCTCTTTAAATGGTGATGAACCATCGCTTGTAGGTAAGATTCTAACTCTTCTTTGTCCAGATTGCTCCTTATCACTTAAGATAAGTGCAAAATATTTTTTCATTCTTTCGTCTTGCGACATTTTCCCTTGGGCCCCGCCCCCTGATTGTTTTGAATTTTCGTACTGTGCCAATACGGCGTCTAATGAACTCATGTGTTATAAAATTAAATTGTTAAATTGTCCTTTAAATATAGGTGATAAAATTAATGAAGTCAAATAAAAAAAGGTGTCCGTTAAGACACCTTTGAATTTTTTATTATCGTTTGAATGATGTTTTGTATTCATCTTCTTGAGAACCAGGTTGGAATGAATTTTTAATATCATTTACATTAATATCTTCAACTTCGTCTGAAGTTAAAACATAATCATTTTTTCCTGTTTTCTCCATCTCTTCTTGTTTGTCATCGAAGAATTGTGAAAGTTTTTGGTTAAATGGATATGAATCGTAACTTCTCAACTCTAATTTTTCTTGAGGAGTTTTTTCACGATACTTCTCAATTTTATTTTCAAGTGAGTTTAATTTGTTCATAACATTATCCATCTCACCCAATTTAGCTTCTAAGTTAGACAATTGGTTAAACAAGTTTTCAAAATATTCTTCTTGTTTTGTTTCAATATTTTTTTGAGAATTAACTAAGTCAGTTATTTCAAGTTCTTCAGATTCTTCACCTTCAGTACTTGTTTCTTCTGATTGTCCCTCATCGTCAATTTTTTCAACGTCAGGGTCATTAGCAACATCAATTGGTTGTGGTGCCCCGTCTCCCGGTGCTGGTGGTGGTACTGCCTCAGAAGGTGCCGGTGCCGGTGGAACTTCTCCTCCCGCAGGTGGTGGTGGCGTTAACGCCTCTAACCCCGCTGTTGGGTCTTCAGGAACTTCCGCCTCTTGTTCCATAATATACTTGTTGATATTATGATATCTTGCAATTTCTTGTATTAATTTCTTGTCTAAAGCCATTTCGATTATCCGTTTAATAATTGTTTAATTCCTCCTGCCGTTTCAACTCTAACTTTTCTATTAATAGTTGTTTGGTGTCCGGCTCTTTCAATAAGACCATCTCTTTCTCTGATTGTATAACAATCCCCTGTGTCTAAATCACAAACTTGTTGTGTTCCGTCACCGTTATCTGTTTGAGAAACTCTAGTTGATTTCCCAAGATAGTTGTCTAATGCTGATTTTATGTTCATAAAATTGTTTTTATTATAAATATATCGTTATGTTATAAAGTGAAAACGTCACTTACTATAGTTTGAACTAAAACTTCACCACCAATCGGAGATGTATTACCATACGGTTTATATTGTACTTGTAATCTAAAATTCCCCAATTTATTAATATTAATTAAATTAGTATAATTAGTCGCAACACTTCCACTACCACCATAATTTGCAATTTCATATGTTTCAGCGTATAAAACTCTATTATTAATAGCTTTTCGTTCGTCAAATGGTTCTTGAGTTGTTAATTGATATGTAATATATCCTCCATCCGGTTTTTTAATATTATAATAACTCCAACCACTTCCTTGTAACTCAGTGGACTCACCTATTTTAACGAAAGCAATTTGTTGAGGTGGGAATGTTGGTAATGTTTGACTAGTTGGAACATTGTCAACAGGAACTTGAGATTGATTTGGTAATGTATACCAAACTCTGAACGGAAATTGTTGTACCACGGGTTGTTCTTGTCCTTTATACGCTTTAAGAACAAACACAATATCAATCTGTGTTTTACCTTCAATTTTAGGGATATTAGTTATAAAATAAGATTCAACTTCAGTTAAGTTAATATTAAACTGATTATTTGATACTTGCCCTCCAACACCTATCACACTTTGTGAAATATATTTTCGAGTAACTTTACCGTTAACTTCCTCTAATTCATATACTACATATTTCATGTCAGGATTAGGTGATAATACCCATCCAGTTTCCTGTGGATTTATCTTAACATTTAATGATTGAGTTTTACTATCGTTCAACTGAACCGCGGTACCAATCATAGTAATATTACCCACAGTCTGAGGATTAGTATTTACAGTCTCAGTTTGAGGTGCGTTTGCAGTTTGATTTTGTGGATTTTGATAACCACCCGGTGATGCTGCAGATGACGCAGTGATTGATGGGTCAAATGTATAATCATTTGTACTTGTTACGGTACCATTAGGGGTTACAATAACAATCTTACCTTTATTAACTACAGTACCCGTTCCAATTATTGGTGTGTTAAACCTTAATGTTGTATTATTAAACACCGTGAATCCTGTTGCAGGAACACTAACTCCATTAACTGTAACTGAGGTGGCACCATTAAAACTAACTCCATTAACTTGAACTATAGTTCCAGTATTACCTGATAAAGGAGAGAATGATGTAATAGTTGGTGGAGGACATGCTAATTGTGAGGTAACCGCTGCAGTATTTGGAACACCATTTGTAGTACCTTCACTCTCAACTTTATTAATTATATTTTTTAAATCCTCAACAATCGCTTTAGTTGCAACACCGACACTAAGTGCCGAGGTTAACGCTTTATCAAATGTTTCTTTAGTTTCAGTATATTCTTTAGTATGTGAATCATAAGTAGATTCACTAACATTTTTAACCGGCCAATAACAAGCATAATACTTAACAAGACCCAACTCTAATACTTGTGGAACTCTTTCCTGTAATCTAGCAGTCATAAACGACACAAATGTATCAATCGATGCAAAATTAGCAACAGGTGTTGTTCCTTTAGTTGAAGGATTTGGATTAAGATTTACACAAGAATATGTACTAAGGAACGTATCATCAATCTGACCGTAATCAACATTTAATGGAGCCGTTGCAAAGTTATTATTCCAACCATTAAACACACCTAATTTACTATTACTATCTTTTTGGAAAGTTCTAAGATAAGCAATACAATAAATAATTGTTGCCAACTCAGGGTTATTTGGCATAACTCGTTTAAGAACATCCGCAAATTCTTTTTCAGTCATTTTGGTAAGAACTGCATTAGTTGCCTGATATTTTTTAGATAAATAAATTGGAAGTACCTGACTTTCACATTCATTTGGAGCACCTTTTGTATTATTTGCAGATTGAACTGTATTATTTGTTTTATTAGATTCGGTTGAAGCACTTAATACATTAATTTTATCTTGTTTAATTTTAAGAAGTGATTCAATTTTTGTTAATAAATTTTGATTAATACTTTGAATAAAACTATCAATTGCGGGTAAATCGTATACTCCTTGTCTAATTCCTTGAAATGATGTTTGAAACTGTCCCGGTTGGATACTATGTTCAACTTGTTGTATCATATACGGTCCATTAAACATTGGGACGTGTCTTAAATTAAAATACATTGTTGGTTGTAATAAGGCATTCCCTAAACAGACAACAGAACATTTGTAACTTCTTTGTTTATAAAGATTATACAAACTTGCATTTTGTGTTGAAACATTTTTACCTGATGCTTGTTCAGATATATTTATCTGTGTTGCAATTGATTCTGAAGTTGCAGTACCATTATCCTGAGAAACAGAGAATGAGTAAAACACATTTTGATTTCTTGTCCCAATATCAACTGTAAATCCAACACATTTATTTGAAACCCCCCAATCTTTTTTACCAACTTGATTTTCAATCAAAGGATTTTCAGAGGCACGACTCATATTAAAACCGTCATCTCTAAACCTAAAATTACCTTTTGGTAATTCTAAATATTGAGATGGTTTTCCAACATAAAAACAAACCATTTTAGAACTTGATTTTCTGTAATCAACATCTAAAAATGTTCCCCATAAACTATTAGCAAACTCTAATGACCCTTCGGCTTTATTTGGTATTGTTGTACCATCAACATCCTGAACATTATAAAAATTAATATATGCCGGTAGATTCATCACAGTGAAATTATTTTTAATCAATAATCCACTGATGAATGTATAAACACTCATAGTTTCGTTTAAAGATTTTTGACTAAACATACTTCTCATATCAAAAATATCCAATAAGATAGTATCACCAATATTTCTTGACGCTCTATCTAAGAATAGAATATCTTCAAACAGTGTTTTAGTTTTATAATCCCCTCCAGCAATCCATTTATCATTTAGAGCTTTAAATACTTCATAGTTTTCAACTTTACTTTGTTGTCCATCAATTACAGTTTGAATTGTTTTTTCAGGTAATTGTTGTTGGTCCGGTAAATCCCTTCTAACACCATCTAAAACAAGATTTAAAAAATTATCTTGTAACACACTTTCGTTGGTTAAATACTGATTAATTTGTGCCTGAAATTGAGCAACGGTAGTAGTTGGATTCTTTAATTTTTGAGTAGCATACATTTTAATAATTGGTGCCAATAACACAACATTATCAACTGAGAATAAAATATTATTATCAATAAAGAAATCTGTAATATATGAACCCGTGCTACTATATCTAACGTTATTTATTGTTGAAAACCCAACTTCAGTTTCAAGGGTAATCCAAGCATTTGGATTTAACGATTGAGACTGACTAAGACTTAAAGTACTAGTTCTGGTTGGTAATGTATTTTTAACATATGGTTGGAATTGAATTGGGTCAACAACTTTTTGCACATTATTATGTGAAAGATATGAATCAAAAATTCTTCTTCTATAATTTGACGGATTACCATATCTAAATAAAACATCATAATTCATGAAATCTTTAATACCCGCTTGGAAAACATTATATTGACTACCAATCGCGTTATTAAAATATTCTGAGTCCAAAACATTTTTTCCCGGGGCAGCTATTGTCATTAAATTTCTAAATAATGATTGGAAATTTCTAAATGTAGCATTAACTTGAACTACCGATGTTTCAAATTGTGAAACTTCAGCACCTGTTGAACTATTTGTAATAGGTTTACTAAAATTTAAAAACTCCTGTTCAAACGAATCTAATATTTTTTTCTCAAAAACTGAAAATATTTCTTCAATTTTGGTATAGTTATCCCCATTCAAAAAGTATAATGGAGATTGTGTTTCACCACTATTAATTAAATTAATGTAAGAATCCGGTTGGGGGTAGGCAATTTGATTACTATCAAAATATCCATAGTTAGGTGCGGACCATAAAGTTCTAACCGAACCATTATAAACACTAGGGTTTGATGTTAAATCAACTTTTGTAATATCATCAGTTGTTAAATTACTAATACAAGCAATTACAGATTGATTTAAAGTATTACCAAACGATGGAACTACAAAATAGTCGGTACCCTTAGTATTATTAACAGGATTACAATTAACCTCAGGATAATAATTACTACTACTAAGTAAAACCGAATATGTCTTAACGTTTAACTCTTTTCCGTTTTGATTAGCATTTATATTAGATTGTTTAAAGTTGAACAACTTCATTCCTCCATCAACACTTTTTTGAATTTCAGCGTTAGTGTAATCATCATACAATTCAAACCCATTATAAAAAACATTAAAATCATTAATCACTTTAGGATAAAATCCAATATTCATATTTGCAGTAATCGATGTCTCTTCTTGTAACGTTATTGAAACAGGGTCACTATTATATTTAAACTGATAGTTTTGAGTATTTGAACTCAAAATAGGACTATAATTTGTTGTGTAATCAAAGTTAGTCCAAGCAGTTGTTAAAATATCAACGTTAGATTCTTTGTATTTTTTATAACGATGCCAAATTGAACCATACTTTAATATCCAAGCATAAGGCAATTTATGAATCGCACCAAATTTTTTCAAACAAGACGAAATGTAATCTAATTCGTCAACAAAAGTACCCGTATTAGTTTTATATCTTTCTCTTAAAGTCGCTAATGGTAATGAATTTAAGAAAAGATAAGCCGATTGAACATATGGATATGGGTCACTTCTTCTATTATTTTGAACACCATTTATTATTGAATTAACAAAATAAGGTGTATTCAACATAGAAGTTGTTGTTTTAAATGGTAACTGATTTGTTGGTGTTGTAAAATCACAATACCCCTCAGTTGCAATAAAATTTTTAGGTTCTCGACTCTTGTAATAATCAACAAACCCATAAGGATTTAATAAATTAAATTGTACCGCAACTAATGACGGATTTTCATTTTGATAAAATGAAAAATTTGTAACCGGTCTATTGGTCGTAAAATTATAAACATCATTAA